ATCTTCTTTGCAACTAAAGATGACATGAACATTCCTGTTGTCTTCCAGTTAAGAACCATGGAGAATGGTCTTCCAACTCAAAAGATTATTCCTTTCTCTGAAATTGTTATTGCTCCAGAGGACGTAACAACTTCTGCTGATGGTTCTGTAGCAACTACGGTTGAATTCAAAGCACCTGTATATCTTGAAGGTGGAAATACTGAATACGCTATTTGCCTTGCATCTAACTCAACCAAATATAGTGTATATATCTCTCGTATTGGTGAAAACGATCTTCTCTCCGACACGTTTATTTCAAACCAACCATATCTTGGATCTCTGTTTAAGTCACAAAACGCATCAACATGGGAACCAAGTCAGTGGGAAGATCTTAAGTTTACTCTTTATAGAGCGGACTTTATTGAGAGTGGTTCTGTTGAGTTCTATAGTCCTGAACTGACTAAAGGCAACGGAATGATTCCAAGACTGATGCCTGATTCACTTGTTTTAAACTCTAAAAATATTAGATGTGGACTTGGAACTACAATCGGTGATACTGGATATGAAGTTGGTAACACGTTCTTCCAGTTAGGAACTCAAGCAAGTGGTGATTTGGTTGGTGTTGCAGCAAAAGCAACTACAATTACAGTCTCTAATCCTGGAATTGGATACACTCCTTCCACGGGATCTAGATCCTTTAATAGTGTTAATTTAGTTACTTTAAGTGGCAATGGAAGAGGCGCAGTAGCAGATGTATTTGTAAATGCTGGAGCAATTGGTGTTGCAACAATTACAAACGGTGGTTCTGGTTATCAAGTGGGTGATGTTGTTGGTATTTCTACAATTGGTATCGCAACCGTTGGTAGAAATTCACGACTGACAATTACTGGTATTGGAATGACAAGTGAACTTATCTTTGAGAATGTTCAGGGTGAGTTTGTTACAGGCGTTGGTAACACCTTGATGTATGTAAATAGCGCAGGGGTTACTACTCAGTTTAACTTTAAAGATGCTGTTGGTGTTGGAAATACAATCTCTAATATTATTGCTGATACCGATGGTTTACATATTAAGGTAAATCATAAAAATCATGGTATGTATTTCACTGATAACAGAGTTGCTATAAGTGATGTTCAACCTGATATTAAACCAACAAAACTTTCTGCAGAATTCTCACTTGGTTCTACTGGTGAAATTTCTGTTAATTCTGGAACTAATTTTGAAACTTTTGAAAATGTTGGTGTTGGAACGACAAATGTTGGATTCTTAAAAATTGGCAACGAGATTATTGAATACACTAATGTAACTGGAAATGTTATTGGTGGAACTATTACTAGAGGAAATAATCAAGCTAACTATCCAGTTGGAACACCTGTATTTAAATATGAACTTGGTGGAGTTAATTTACATAGAATTAACAAAACTCATAACTTGAATGATGTAACAGTAAACAATCCAATTACGTTTGATTCATATAATGTAAAACTTGATATGTCAGAGACCTTTAATACAGGAACTGGCACAAGTGCAGATGACAGAAGTAATGATGTAGGTCTTCCCAAGTTGTTTATGAATAAAACAAAAACTGCTGGTGGATATGACATTAGAGCATCTCAAAATATGCCATTTGAAATTCTTACGCCAATTATTCAAAATGTAACGGTTCGTGGTACTTCACTTAATGCTGAGGTAAGAACAATTTCAAGTCAAAGTATAAGTGGAAATGAAATTCCATTCATCGATGAAGGATTTACTGATCTTAATATCAACACACCTAATTATTTTGAATCCCCAAGAATGATTTCATCTAAGGTTAATGAGACTGCAAAACTTGATAATATTCCTGGAAACAAATCCCTGAATTTGAGAATGTTCCTTGGAACTATTGATACAAGAGTAAGTCCAGTCATTGACGCACAAAGGGTTTCTGTTATTACAACATCAAATAGAGTTAATAGTGCGGTTACAAACTATGCAACTGATTCGAGAGTAAATACTCTTAGAGAAGATCCTACAGCATGTCAATACATTTCTAAAGAAGTCGTATTGGAAAATCCTGCGTCTTCACTAAAGATTCTTGTTTCTGCTCACGTAAACGCACTATCTGATATTAGAGCACTATACGCTATAAGTGATAAGCAAGGATTTGATCCTATCTTCCAACTCTTCCCAGGTTATGATAATTTAAATACTAGAGGTCAAGTAATTGATTCTAGTTTGAGTGATGGTCAATCAGATTCTAAAATAATTAGATCTGATAACTATAACTTTGATAGTTTAAATCTTGATTATAAGGAGATGACATTTACTATTGATCAACTGCCTGCATTTAGATCTTATAGAATTAAACTTCTTCTTACATCTACGAGTCAGGTGTATGTTCCTAGAGTTAAGGATCTCAGAGTTATTGCACTTGCATAATGGAAAAATACACAGTTGAGGGTCACTCTGATTTAGCGAGAGACCCTAATAATGGATCTATCATTAATGTAAATAAAACTGAATATAATCAATATCTTGCGAGACGTGAAGTGAAAAGTGAAAAGACTCAAAAAGTACAGAACATTGAAGATGAACTTGCTAATATGAAAGGTGACATTGACGAAATCAAATCATTACTAAAGGAGTTATTACATGGATCCAGATAGCATAGAACTAAGCAATCTGTCAAAACAATTTGCCTACACTAAATTAGCATCACAGATAGATAGTTGTGATGATCGTGAAGAACTTAGAAATATTGCAAAATCTTTTGCAAAATTATATTATAAACAACAAGAAACAATATCAGTAATAGGTATCCCTAATGGCTAGTAATAACATTACTTTTGATCCAGATTCTGGAATTCCATATGGTGCTAATTTGAGTATCTACACTGGCGGAGACTTTAAAGCAAAATTTAATGTATTAAACACAGCAAATTCTGTATTCAATTTAAGTGGTTATTCTGGATCTGCTCAAATAAGAAAGAGCACTTCTATAGGGTCTACGACTATCCCTGCCGCAACTCTTACAGTTGGAATCACTAGTGCTTTAGGTGGTGTTATGGAAGTTTCTATGGGGTCTACGGATACAAGGAATCTTGCTGAGGGAAGATATATGTATGATGTGCTTGTGAGTTCTGGAGCAACTTACTATAATATCGTAAATGGAAATGTGTATGTATATCAGGGTATTTCCTCTGCTCCATAAATAATTAAAAAGTAGTGAATAGATGGCACAACCTGCAAGTAGGACAGACCTCATAAACTATTGTAAAAGACAGTTGGGTGCTCCTGTCTTAGAAATTAATGTCGCTGACGAGCAAGTTGATGACTTAGTTGATGATGCACTGCAATATTTTCATGAAAGACACTTTGATGGAGTAGAACAAACATATTTAAAGTATAAAATTACTCAAGCAGATATAGATAGAGGTCGCGGTAGAGGTGGTGATAATCCAGTTGGTATTGTAACAACTAGTGCTGAAACAACTATAGTAGGAACTGCAACTACTTTCTCTTATGAGGAAAATAGTAATTATCTTCAAGTTCCTCCAGCAGTTATAGGTATAAACAAAATTTTTAAATTTGATGGATCTAACACTGTAACTAATAATATGTTCAGTGTAAAGTATCAACTCTTTTTGAATGATATTTACACATTTAGTTCAATGGAGGTTTTGACTTACGGTATAACAAAGAGATATCTAGAGGATATTGATTTTCTTTTGACCACAGAAAAACAAATACGATTTAATCAAAGACAAGATAGATTGTATCTTGATCTTGATTGGTCAAGCGTAACAGTTGATGATTATGTAATAATTGATTGTTATCGTTTATTGGATCCTAATGATTATGGAAGAGTTTATAATGATTCATTCTTAAAACGATACTTGACTGCTTTGATGAAAAGGCAATGGGGTCAAAATTTAATTAAATTCCAAGGTGTTAAGTTACCCGGTGGAATTGAACTTAATGGTCGCCAAATTTATGATGATGCTGAAAAAGATCTTGAAGTAATTAGGGAGCAAATGTCAAATACTTATGAACTTCCTCCTCTTGACATGATAGGTTAATATCATGGTATTAAATCCCTTTTTCACTCAAGGCACATCAGCTGAACAAAATCTTGTTCAAGACTTGATAAATGAGCAGTTAAGAACCTATGGAGTAGAAATATTCTACATTCCTAGAAAGTTTATCACTGAAAAATCAGTTATTCGTGAGGTGGTTCAATCAAAATTTGATATGGCACTTCCACTCGAAGCCTATATCGATAACTATGATCAATACTCTGGAGCAGGTAATCTTCTCTCTAAATTTGGAATTGAATCCAGAGATGAAGTAAGACTTGTAATATCAAGAGAAAGATATGAAAATTATATCTCACCTCTAATCGAAGATCAAGCAAATATTAAATTATCCACAAGACCAAAAAGTGGTGACTTAATTTGGTTCCCACTTGATGACAGAATTTATGAAATTAAAGATATTGAGTATGCAAAACCATATTATCAGTTACAAGACCTTTATACATATGAGTTAACTTGCGAACTCTTCCGCTATGAAGATGAAGTTCTTGCAACTGGTATTGATGAAATTGATAATAATTTAGTTGGTGATGATCCAGATGGAACAACTGAAGATGGCATCAGCACTATTCAAGGTGTAACACATACTCTAACATTGGTTGGTACAGGAGTAACCGCCACTGCTGTTACAGGTATCATTACATCTGGTGGTATTAGATTCATAAACGTTACTAATAGAGGTGGAGGATATGGAGAAATTCCAACTGTCGCTATATCTTCTGCTCCATCTACAGGCATAACTGGTATTGCTACTGCTACGATGATTGGTGGTATTA